TGACCGTCGCGCTGGTTCAGGGTATCCCTATCTACACCGAACTGGGTCGTAAACTCTACATTGTTGCGATACAGTTTCATACATCTCCCCTCTTACTTGCCACGGTGCCGCTGTCTGTGATGGCTTGCTGGATGACGGAGACGGGGACAGCCGGGAGCACATGTACTGTTTTATGGAATGAGCCTGTGGGTACTTGGGTAGTAGCTTGTTTCAGCACCTTTTCCAGCGCTTCCCGTACCTGTCGGGCGGTGTAGTGCTCGATAGCGGCTTTGGCTTTGTCGAAGTCTGGCCTGTAGTCTAGGTTGTCACGCTCATAGGTATCCCATACCAAATTGCTTAGTATCTCGCCTATCTCATCTCCTGCATTGCGTGAGGTCATAGCTTCGGCCTCGTCGCTTTGAAATAAGCCGTTTCAAATTCTCGCAATGTGGTTTTCAGCTTACGTTCGACCTTCGCCAGGGGGTTGCTCTCTTGTTCTATTACCGCGAGGTTGCTAAGCATATCGTCCGGTATGGTGATAGACAGCTTACTGAACGAACCCTTAGCTATTAATACTTCTTTACTCATAGTTCCTCCTTCGTTTCTTGGTTCGTGGTGGTCATAGGATGCCGCCGTTGCCGTAGCCGTTGCCGTCGCCGTTGCCGTTGCCGTCGCCGTTGCCGTTGCCGTAGCCGTCGCCGTCGCCGTAGCCGTAGCCGTCGCCGTCGCCGTAGCCGTCGCCGTTGCCGTAGCCGTAGCCGTCGCCGTAGCCGTTGCCGTCGCCGTCGCCGTAGCCGTAGCCGTTGCCGTAGCCGTTGCCGTTGCCAGTAGAGTGGAGCGCAACCGGCTGTATCTCATCAGCTGTATTGGGATTTCTGGTATACGACATTTCTACCACTCCACAATGTCGATAGTGGCAATCACGCCCTCATTCGGGAACGATACCTGTCCTACCTCATCGAGTTTATAGTCAGATTTGGAGTCTATCTTGCAGAGACCGCCAATACCTTTGCCATTTGACCATGAGCGCACTACATTGGCGTTTAAGAGCTGGATTTTATCGGTAACGTTTTTGTCCCTATGCCCCTCGAATATCCAACCTCGTTGAGCAATAACAATGATATGGTCAGTCTCAACCGCTGGCTTTAGTTCTTTATTCGATGGGTCGTACTCAACATAAGTCTTGCCGTTTAATGTGATAGTTTCTTGCTTTGTCATATAAATCTCCTTAAATTATTTACTTTGGTTAGTGCTGCTGGTGGCTACCTTGGCTCGTCGTTCGTCTGCGGTCATGATGCCCGCTCCTCTTTCTCTATCTCATCTTGAATGTTCCGTAGGTAATAGAGGGGGGCGCTGAGGGTATTAAATGCCCTGTCAAAACGCCCGTCCTGTAGAATGGCGGTGTAGCGCATGACTAGCTCCCCGATAATCTGCTCACGCCGTTCCAGTGTCGTTAGTTCTTCTGGGTTCCGTTCCATGTTAGTGGTCTTTCTTGCCTAAGCAGATGCGGTTCCGACAGGCATAGCCTATCTCTTGCCGCATACAGTGGTTATAGTTATAGAGTTCCTCGAACCAGCACCGGAGGTTTCGTAAAAGGCGTTTCATTTCTTCGCCCCGCATCGTCGGCACTCCGTCCATACGCCCTCGTTCCGCCAGCCCTTATGGTGGGAGCAGGCTGTCCACGACCCGTATTCCGCCAGGTTGTTGACTCTTACGGCAAGCGCCAGATAATATCTTCGGCAAGCATCGGATACAAGGCGAGTAAAACTGCCACCCCATAACCGAACACCGCTAGGATAGCAACGGCTGAACCGAGTAATCTTGATGTCTTCATAGTCGAGATATTTTTCCTTTTTCCCTCTCGGAGGTTTAGTTGTTTTCATCACTCAGCCCCTTCCTATACTTTGCCCATTTCGCCTTAGCCGCTTCCGAGGCCCTCCGGCTACGCTCTTCGGGGGACTGCCTGGCTTTCACTTTCTTGCCGCTCTCGCTGGCTAGTTTTGGATTAGTCGCAAACCCTTGCTTCTTCTGTTCCATCATCTTCCTTTCATTCCTTTATATAACTCGCTCATTCCGTTCGGTTCGGCGAGATTTATCCGTCCCATGTATTTCCTGTATGCAGGGTTCTTACCGCTTTCCCGTTCCACCATTTCTTTGTACGTTGGGGGCAACGGGCGGGTTGGCGTTTTCTCGCCCAAGCTGGACAGTACGCAGTAGCCAAGGTGGTCGTCCCTCATTGACCGTCTGCCATAAATGTATTTACAGTTAGGGCACACGTACCGCTTCATCGCCATCCTCGTGAACGCTGCTTTACTACTTCATAGGTGTAATCGGGGTTGGCGGGTAAGAAGATGTGCTCCAGGAACTTCCGCCGCCAGAGGTAGTCAGTAGTTTCCTGGCCCTTGGCTTCGATGAGCGTGTAGCTGCCGTCCTTGTTCGTAACCCGAAAGTCTACCTTATGGCCGACCTTGAAAGCGGGTAAGCCGTTCTCCCTATAGCACCACATCTCCAACTTGTACTGGGGGATAATCTCGGTGATATCTCCAGCCTTGAGCCGTAAGTCCAGTTCCTGGGCGACTCCCGCCTCAAATTTAGAGTCGTATTTGCGCCCGTTGAACTCGGTCTTCTTCGCGCCGTATTTGTTTCCATACCGTTGCGTAAACATATCATGCGGCTTCCCGGAGGTTACGCTTGTATGTTACCGGCCGCCAGACAGCTAACGGTCGGCGGTGGCTCTCTTTCCTGATCGACTTGCGATATGTCCCCACCGAATAGATACGTCCGTCTCTGGCGTACTTGGTGATGATGGCTCCGAGCGCTCTCGGCTCTTCGGTTTCCACTCCGGTACCTTCCAGCAACTTCCAGATGTCGTCACCTGTAAAGTCGTTACCAATCTTGCAGAGCAGCTCCAAAGCCGCTTCCGCCTGTTGCTTCCATGAGGTGTCGGAAAACGCTCCGGCTGCGTTTATTGCGCGGTCTTTTATTCTCTCTAAAGTCCGTATATTAACTGACGTTGACTGGCTCATCACCATCCCCTTCGATTCTTAATAGTAGTTTCCGACCGTCTTTCACCGCTTCCAGCAGGGTACTTGCTACCGCCATGCAGAGTTGCTGGTCATCATCAAACTCCACTGAGTAGAAGTCGCGGGTCGCCCGTGCCCCCTCGTTCGGTTCGCCCCATTCCAGATCCACATGCACGAAATAATCCTGAGTCATGCTATTCTTCCACCTTGCTTGTATTCAGTATTGATATGGTTGACGCGCGATTGCGCCACCCCGATGATTGACCACGAGCTGTTGACGTAGCGCTTCAGTTTGGCTATTTGGCCCTTAATGGCCGATACCTCTTGCTTCGCCATCGCCTCCGCCTGATTAACGGACTTTCCCTCGGTCATCCAGCCGTTAAAGCTGTTATGCTCCTCAACCTCGATCCGCTCTTCCAGCTCCGCCAGATGCTCTTCGACTGCCCCCGTGAACTGGGTGAGGCGCTGCATCTGTACGGATATGAATGAGGGGTCGGTTATGCCTTCCGTTGAGCGCAGTTGCGACCGCGCGTCCATCATCCCCTTAACCGCTTGTTGTAAGTCCATGACGCTAAAATGGGATGTCGTCTAGGTTGATAGGCTCCTCACGAACGGGGAATACCTCATCGGCCGCCGTAATCGGAGCGCCCTGCCGCTGCTTGTATTGGGCGCTTAATGACTGTGAAGTGTCCGGCTGCTGTTCTGCTACCGCCTCCGCTGGCGTAAGATCACCCTTGGTATAGAGTGCCGCTGCGTACTCGTGTACCATATCCGCCCATTGCGTAGCGGTCATGGAATTAGCGGCATTTTGAGCGGTAATGAAAGCTGCCGCGTTGTTGATGCACATGCCTTGCCGCTGACCAGCCGAATTGTCTTTCCACGGCCGCCCCTCGGTCGGGGCAGTAGTTGCGCTTTGACCTTCTTCCGGCGGTTGTTGCTTATAGAAGCGCAGGTAAGGTTTACCAGCCTTACTGGTCGCGTCCTTTATCTCGCCGTAATAGGTTTGCCCCTCCTGAACCCGCATCGGATCTTTCAGTACCCACTTGACGGGTTCACTGACTCCCTCGAACGCGGCGGTACACCAGTAATTGCCATGCATGTCCTGAAAGTCACTTTTCTCTAAGCTCCGAACCGTGTATTTCTGCGCCATCTTACCCCTCCTAACCCTTATTTGTTAAAGTGCCTTACGAGCAGCACGAACGCCTGCAACGCGATGACCAAACCCGCAAAAAGTAGCACCCCGTATAACCACCCTTTGTGGCGCAAACTCTCGTAAATCGCGTAGGTGCTCACCGCCGTGAGGCAGCTGGCGTCTAGAAACTCTGCGAAATTTTTGCAGATTATTTTGGCCGCGCTCCAGTCTTTGACTGCTTGCGCTTTTACGTTTTTCATTCAAGTGACCCTCCTTTGGTTGTTTCGATTGGTTCCGACCGTGCCTCCGCCTTGGCTTCGCACTCAGCGCAGACGTACAGATAATTGGTGTTGATCGCTCCGCAGTCGAGACAAACGTATATCCCGTCCGGTTGTTCCGCTAGAGCAACGCGCCATTCGTTCACCAGCATCTTAGAAAGGCGGCAGTTCTTGCCACACCCCGTTAATCAGCTGATAAGCGCTCCCGAAATCAACCACGCTAATATGTGTCACTTTCCGCTCCGGCAGGGGCGGTTTAACCTCTGGTAATGCGCCGCCCGTTGCCTGTACGATCGCCTCAGCCGCCAGCTCGTGTATGCCTAAAACCGTGTCTATCAAATCCATCTTTTACCCTCTTTCCCCCGATATTTTTATAAGTACCCTGTGGCTAATTAAGGGCGCACTTAACACGGCTGCTATTAGGTATCTAATAGGCCATTTACCCCCTTTCTTAACTTCTCTCCACCTCAGTCATATATCTCTCAAGCTAGTGGCTGCGATAGCAGGTTGATTAACCCGTATTCGGAGCGTTCACTCGGAGCAGGGTTGTTTACCCTGGGAAGTCACAAAAAGATCCTTGTCATGGCCTCCGTTGGTAATAAAAAACCGCTGTCCTAAGTGACAACGGTTACGGTGCTTCTACGAGTCTCTTTGGCTAGGGCGGAGGGATTCGAACCCCCGAATGCAATTACCGAATTGTATCTGTTAATTGCGTCCCCCGATAAGAGAAACGGTAGAAGCAACGCTAGTCGTTGTCTTCAATTATTCCGTTTGTAAATGTACTAATTGAATGTTAGCAATTATTGTAAGGAAATGCAATAGCGTAAGCACATTTTTTAATAAATCCTATTGTAAAGCTGTGTATAAGTGGTATGATGTAAGTAAGATCCTTGTCATGGCCTCTGCAAAGGGGCCTTTTGGCTTTACAGAAGCCCCTAAAAAGTTGAAAAACTTGTACGGGGCTTTTTCTTTTGTCAAGTACAAAAATGAAAAACCTGTCTGGAAAACGCTCTTTAGAATCTCGAAACTATCATTTTTCCAGGTAGGTTTTTGCCCATAACTCCGGTTGTGGGTAATAAAAGTCTAGGCTAAAGGGTTGGAAGCTGTAAGCTGTAACTCGCTTACATAGTACCCCGGGACTGACTATAAATGTACCCTTTCACAAACTTCACTTGGCTAGCTGGCAGCTTGTTGCGAGCCGGACTCAGGAATTGAACGTTACAATTCTGTTCATTAACAAATGTGAGGGTACTTAGCTTTTAGCTACGTCTTTGTTCGTGTGAACGAATATCGGGTAAAAGGTGAGGCAACCCCACTTAGAAACAACGCGGTTTTCGGAAACCAATTCCTAGATCCGCGCATATGTGAGGTAGCCTGTACGCGGAGCGTTAAAAAAAACACAGGCTTCTTTGTAGTGGGAAGAAAATATCTACAAACTTTAATCATACCAGTAGGGGTATGTGTCCCGATATGGTGTATTCCACAGTATGCAAACCGTCACTATAACCATTACAATTATCCTAGCTGAGGTAGAGAGAAACTACGGAAGTTTGGGGGTAGCGCAGTGAACATAACAGAGGCGTTCGCGGCCTATGACGCTGATGTGCTGTATTGCAACGGCAGCGCCTTAAAGACAAGGAAGAACTATAGGGCCTCCCTCCATTCGTTTGCCCGTTCCGCTGATGATGAATTGCCCGTGCAGCTTATAACCTATTCCCATATCATCGGCTGGAAACAGTCCATGGCTCAGTTCGGGATGCAGCCCTCAAGCATGGCCTCTAATCTCAGCCGTTTCCGTGAGGTTATGAAATATCTCAAGAAACACGGCTATGACGTACTCGATTGGCGCGACATAGAGCGCCCTAAGGTGCCCTCAAGAGTCCCCGTGTGGCTGGATCTTGCGGAAGTCCGTCACTTCCTTGAATCCATCGACAGCCCCCGTGATAGGGCCATATTCGCTTGCCTGTTCGCTTCTGGTGCCCGTATCAGCGAGTTACTACAGCTTGACAGGGATTCGATTATAAACGGGGAAGCTGAGATTATCGGCAAGGGCGACAAGCCCGGCAAACTGAGCTTTGATGATACCTGCCTGAGCATCCTCAAGCACTACACCGATAGCCGTACCGACAAGCAGCGCCCCCTGTTCTTAAGCGGCCAACACAGGCGCATTACCGTGTCCAGAGTCGAACAGCTATGCCATGAGTACGCTGATAGGGCAGGGATAGATAAGAATGTGACGCCCCATGTCTGGCGCCATACGTTCGCGACCGATCTAAAGAACAACGGTATGGATCTATACGACCTCAGCAAGCAGCTCAGGCACTCCCGTCTCAGTTCGACAATGATTTATGTTCACGCTGATGCAAAGAAACAAGCGAATTATCGGCAATACCACTCTCCCGTTCCCATCCCTCATGCTTTGTAAGCTCTTTTGCCGTATCGTAGTAACCTAGCATGATGAGCGCATGGGCAAGCAACTGTAAGTCCTCCTGCGTGGCCGTTTCCGCCGCCCTGAGCGCCCTAGTCGTTATATCACCGCCGTCTATAGGTAGTATCTCTAGCGACCTAGCAGCGTTCGGTACTTTCCGCAAGTACCCCTTATCAATGAGGCTGTCCACATGCAGCGCTACGGTAGCGGTAGAGTTATAGCCTAATTTATCCATCATCTCGCGGTATGACGGCGTATAACCTCGTTTGTTCGTGAAACTGATAATAAACCGCAATAACCGGCTTTGGTACTTTGTTAGGGACATAAGGGGACATTATACGCCTAGTGTTAGCATAATAGTGTAAGATTTATGATAGTATGAAAAAACGCCCCTCAGTTCCATCTCTCGATGGTTTTTCCCTGAGGGGCGCATTATTATTTAGTTTTTCGCTTATCCAGGTTCTCCAGCACGATCTTACCACGGGGAAGTCCCTTCCAGTGACCGCGCTTTATCATCTCGCGTTTAACCAACCGGAAGGGGATAGATTGTTCGCCCATCGTCTTTAGTATCTGTTCAAACTCTGCGTAGTTCTTTAGCATGTTAGCATTATACCTCGTCTATGCTCACTGTGCCTTTAGGTTCTAAACGGTTATTGAACAGCGTTGAGGTCATGTACTCGCAATCCCCGCTTACTAGCCGCTTGTATGCGTCCTCTAGCAAGTCTTTCAGTTCAATCTCGTTGTTAGCTTTCAGTTTTATAGTAATTTCCATTGTATTCACTCCGTTAATCCGCAAGTCTTAAGAAAGTCATGCTTTGCGTCCTCGTTGTTCCTGAACAGCGTTCCCGATAGGTCGCTTGCAGCTAGCCGTAGGGCATTTAACTTGGCCTGCTTCTTAATCTGGTTCTTCTCTAAAAACTCCGTCACTTGAATAGTGCGCCGTATGCTTCCGGCTATATCACTTGCCGTAACCGTGTCTATTGTTGTTTCCATCTCATTTATTCCTTATCGTCCGTTATATGCGGTGTATTCGTTCTGTTCCGCATAGCGATTACTATTCTGGCTATATTCCGTGTCTAAATGTGCCGTGATAACATCGTCAATCTTGATAGATGGTCGCCCATACTTCTCATTGACCAAGCACCGCTTAACGCCCTGCACAATTTTTACTCGTTGGTTTAGTTTCCAGTCTATATCGCTCCGTACTATCTGGCCGTTGTCCAGCTCCCATACATACGTCCAGCTCTTGCCGTCAATTCGGTTCATTTTCTTTATGGTGCGCACGGGTGCATTATTTTCTGCCTCATCGTTCATATGGCGGTTATATCCCCAGCGGTCAAAACCACGGCTAGACCAGTCTGCTTGTTCCTCTGGCGTTAGTTGCTCCCATGTCTTAACATTGAAAACTTTTACCTTTGACCCTGGTGCTAAGTCGTTAGCATCTAGACCGCTCCAGCCGTTCATACCCTCAACGAACACAAACCGGCCTTTTACGTCCACCACGTTGTATATGCTGTATTGCGTCTGATCATAACCCCAACAGGCCACGAACTTATTTCCGCGCTTAATCTGTGCCATTTCGTGCTCATTTCTAGCCGGTTATAATGCCACCGGCTGAGGCGTTTATATAGTTGCTTATAGTGAATGTGCAAGTAAACTTGGTAAGAATGGCAAGAAGTAAAAAGCGGTTAATATAACTGCATAGGTTGTGATTAAACCTAGCTTATGCCGCTTCACTACGTGCCAGAGGATACGGCCGGTGCTGAAATTATCCAGCACCTTACCAGCTTCCTTTTTTACCGCGTGTTTACTAACCTTGCCGCTTACCGGCGTTTCTTCATATGTCATAGCTTTATTTCCTTTTTTTGTTTAGTTAAGAATCAGTACACCCTCATAAAAGAAGCCGTATACTGTCGTTGATAGGTCTTTAACTTGAATGTTCATATCCCACCCCTCGATCTGCTCATAACCTCACGGCTAGCACTCTAAAGAAGTTAAGCCGTTATTCTCGACCAGTACCACTAATGAGTAGTACCGCTTCCAGCATTGCCAGCAGAGAGGTTACAAGCGTTTATTCTTGTAATCGTCATTGCTTCACTTGAATTGTTAATGTGCTGTTTCTTACGTTTTCCGTAGCTCTTCACCGGAGCGTCATTGTCGTAAGTCTTATTCTTTAAATGTGCCTGTCATCGTTCGTTCATATTTCCTTTACGTACGATTGATGATACCTATGACTATACGCCGGTATACTGATGATGTCAATAGGTTATGCACTATTTCGTGAAACATAATACGAACATCCAACAGGGACACCCCCCAAGTTATCTATTAGAAGCTATATAGAGGTACTTAATAATTGCCACATATATACGCATATTCATAAATGAGAGAGTAGGGAAGATATATATGCGTGTAGCTCATTGGTAATGCATAGAATCCACGGGGATCACCACGCATAGGCTAGTCAACAATCCACGGGGACTACCCATAAACAATCTGTTGCTAGTACTCATTACATACTCATCAATACTAAGACTACATACAGTAGATATAGACACTGAAGGTTGTTTAGGAGCATTGTAATTGTTTTGAATACTGTAGGTTATGGTCACAGTTCTTTAAAACAACCATAATCGCATTGAATAACAGATACCAACACCTAAAATGTACGCTATATATGGTGTAGGTATTATAAGAAGTGAGAAGTAAAACGATTAACAGGGGTGAACAGTGTCGCACAAGATACATTGTACGACGTACCTATCACCACCACCTCTTATTGATACCCACCCGACCAACTCACCACCCCCGTTGACAACCCCAACAACCCCAAGAGGCAACCTAGGCACCGAAGGCAAGGGGTGCTGGGGTGTTTTATTCTGCCTACTGCTGCCCCATACCCGCTTTCACCCTCCTCCTATTCGTAAACACCTTTGGTTTATACCCCTCCTACACATAAAAAGCATCAGAAGTATATACATGTTCGTAATATGTTCGTATAATGATATATAAGGAGCATATCTTAACAGGGATGAAAAAGCTTTTAGTAACGCTAGATGATGACATGGCTAAGGTGTTAGACAAGTACCCGAATAAGTCTCAAGTCATTCGTGAAGCGTTAAAGATATATAACGAGCATATCTCAACAGATACGATTGAGGGATTACGCATGTCTTATAAACATCTTCTGAAGAACATGGATGAACACTTCAATCACTATGACGAGTGTTTCGAGCGTATGGATAAGTTAATAAGTGTCTTAGAAACGAGGATGTAGGTGATGACCAACCGGAAGATAATAACGAAAGCTATTAAAAAGGCTGAGTCCAATGGGTATGAGAGCGAAGTTTATTTCCGGTGGGAGGACTATGATGGCGAAGTGGACTTTGCTGATTGGGAATACCATGAGCATATTTATGAGCTTATATATGATCATGACTTCGCCAAGGCTTTGTGGGGAGAAGCTGTGTACGGAACACTGGCAGAACTACGAGGTGATGCCCCACCAAACAAGCTCCCTCACTGGAAATACCACCTACAGCAGATGGTTATAGCTGATGACCCAATTAAATATCTAGGGGAGAACATGTAATGCCTATCAATACAGAGATTAGGGAGACGCTGACGCCCAGAGAAAGGGCGGAGCTTGATTGGGAGAAAGAGTCGGCACGTATGCAGATGGAGTATGCCGAGAAGGTACAGGCATTAGAGCTTGAGGTGCGGAGGCTGGAAGTGAAGTGGACGCAGTTATTCAGGCTTCCCTTAGCCATCCTTACCCTGCCTATTAAGCTCATTATGGCTTTAGCCATACCCATTAGTGTTATTACCAAGAAAGACCTCCCTGAGGCCTTCTGGAGTTTCATGAAATGAGCAAACTAACCAAGCGTGAGGAAGCATACTTGTACTTCGTGATTTTGGTGATGATCCTCCTACTAGTAACCATGGGCTGGAAAGTTATGCTTATTTGTTTCCTAAGCATAGGTATCGCGGGGCAGATAGTTAAGTTCGTAAGGCATTGGAGGGATTGAGCAATGACTGACGATATACCCGAAGAGGATAAATGGCTGGTTCCGCCATCGAAGCCGATACTGAAGCACTGCGAACATGACTACGTTGATTTCTACTGTGGATGGGGACCCGCTAAGGATGACCACCAATCACGGCTTGTGTGGGTGTTCTGCAAGAAGTGCTTAAACACAAGACAGTTACGGCTCAATATGCATAACGTCGAACAGGAGGATGAAGAATGAGCCTCCAAGACTTGAGAGACGAGGGTATGAACGGCAAGAAGGTAATCGGTACTCCCCAACGGATAGCCATAGACCTAGACGGCACCATCCATGACCCGTTAAACAGACTCCCGAAGTATAAGATGGGGCAGCCGGTACCAGGAGCAGCGGAAGCCATACGGAAACTCAGGTTAATGGGTAACCAGATAATCATATTCCCCACCTGGGCGGATAATCAGCAGAAACGGAAGGCCATAACCGACTGGCTGACCTACTTCGGGGTGGAGTTTGATGACATCACCAGCGTGAAACCCGATGCCGATGTCTATTTAGACAACCGTGGCTTACGTTTTACCTCCTGGGATAAGGCATTAGTCGATATGGAGAGGATTTATCATGTTAGCCTACCGTAAGAACTGCAAGATATGCCGGGAAGTGAAGTCCAACTCGCGTTTACTAAAGCGCATATACGACAGTTCGTACTTCATACCCCACTCCAAGGACTCGTTGCACCAGATTTACGAGGACTGCAAGCAGGAAAACCCCGATTGCTTCAGTTACATATCCCTGCTGAACCACGTGAAGAAGCACCAGCACCTCAATGCCGAGGACTACAACAAGAAAATGCTGGTATTAAAGGCGAAAAAGGCTGAAGCGAGCATTATTGCCGACCGGTTTGAAGCCCAGAACGTCCAAGACGCCGTTATTAACCGGGCCATGGAGAAGTTAGAGGCCGGGGAGATGAAACTGGACGCCAACCATTTGCTCAGGGCCGCTAAAGACAAGCAAGACGCCTTAGCCAAGGTGCGTGACCAGCAGATACAACTGGCCGAGATGGTGGCGTTTTATACCAGCGGCGAAGATAAACTAGGAAGCGAGAAAATCTATGATCGACGGCACATCGCTCTTGAAGAATATGATCCTGCCATCCCGATTACGGAAAATCCTGATATTGGGTAGAACCGACCCCGTAGTTTTTATTAACCACCTCTTGGGAGTACCCCTGCACCCCGGCCAGGTACGGTACTTGCGGGAAACGACGGCCAAGGGGAACAAGATAAACCTGCTCGTGCCCTCGAACCGCTGGGGCAAGTCCTCGATGATTGCCTGTAAACATATCTGGAAGCACTTTTACAAGATAGGCATACCCCAAGGGAACCAGGATGCCTGGGCCAAGGCCGATTACCGGACGGCCAACATCGCTCCGCATACCTCGTTGGTCGAGCCGGTGTTCAATTACATCGACCAGATCATGACTTCGCGCTACCTTATCCGCCTCCCAGATGGCAGGACGGTGACGAACAAGTGCCAAATCCCGTGGTTTTACCTCAAAGACCGTACCCTATCCAGTCCGCCTCTAAAGCAGTTCTTTTTATACAACTCCTACATCGAACACCGGACTATCGGGGCTACCGCTGCCGATTCGTTGGAAGGCAAGCCGTGGGGCTACATATCGTATGACGAGGGCGGCAGAAGCGACCACCTTGAGGACGAAATCAACGGCACCTTACTCGCTCGTCTGTTCGATTGGGACGGCGAGCTGGACATACCCTCTACCCCCGATATGACTTCGGCCTCCATCCTCTATCACTACAAGCTGTACCAGGACGGCTTATTGGGATTAAACGACACCTACACCATGGAAGGCAGCCTGCGGGACAACATCTTCTTTGCTCAAAGCCAAATAGAAAAGCAATACAAGCTCTATGAGACCAACCCATTAAGGGATCAGGTCTTAGAGGGCAAGTTCGTGTTCGCCGGAGACAACATCTTCCCGGCATCAGATATCTTAGCGGCTCAGGACAGGGATCTGGATGACGGCGTGACGTACCAGGAAGGCCACAGCTATGTTATCGGGACGGACACGGCTATCGGTTCGGATGAGATGGTACACACGGTTTTAGATACCACCACGAAGCCCTACCGCCTCGTCAGGTTAAAGGCTTGCAAGGGCAATTCCAAGTCTCCCCAGATGCACTTAAACGACTTCGTGGATTTAGTGCTGGCCTACTGCAACCCGGAGCGGAGCAACGTGCGCCACATGCTGGAGACGTGGAACGGCGAGAGCGCCCGCTTCTACATGGATCTGCCGTACTGGATACAGATAATCACCAAGTGCTACGGAGCCTGGCAACCGGACGGCAGGCAGACGGAAAACCAGAACCCGGAACGCCCCAAAACCTCGGAAGTCAAGAAAGCCGACCTCATCCTGTCGTTGTCTAAGCTTCTGTCTTCCCATGAACTGAAAATACCGGAAAACAACCCGAAGTTAGTCCAGCAGCTCAGCATTTACCGGGAAAAGGACAAGAAGCTCTCCAACGACCGGGTGATATCCCTCGGTTTGGCCTGCTGGCTGGCGACGGAGGGCAAAGACTTCCTCACCGACTCCTTGAGTTTGATAGACATGTAACCGTACAATAAGTGTAGACAGGTGAACAAAAACCGAACACTTATAAGGTGAACATGGACGTATCTCCAACCAATCCGCAACAGGCAATTTATTATAACGCCGCCAGCCCCGGCCCAACCCCCACTCCGTCCGATGTATCTAAGACGGGCGGTTACGAGGAACTGACCCGTGAACTCTGGAACGATGTCCGCTCGAAACTCCAGGAAACCCAGGCCGAGGTAGTCACCCGCAACAGTTGGGTCATCGACAATGACGCCTACGTCTACGGCGACAAGCTATCGAGATCGCTTGACGTCCCTATCGGCCACGACTTCACCCCCGTGAACTGGCTGAGGCGTGTCGTCGAGATCCACAAGACGCAGTTTATGGGCCGCCCCTTCCAACTGGTCTCCACCTACCACGTCAAAGACATAGACAACTCCAATCCCATGCAACCGCAGCAGGGCATGGCGCAGTACTACGGCATGGGCGACGATTCCCAGAAAGCGGAGATCGAGAATAAGAAGCAGAAGACGACCGCACAGCTCCGGATGAACACGGTTAAGGACATCATCCGCGACAATGGCGGACATGCATTATTCATTGACGGCGCCGAGAGCGCTTCCGTCACCGGCTCGTGGGTCGTCAAGACCTGGTATGACGAAGATGAGAAGAAGTTTGTTATCTCTCCGGTAGAGACTATCGAAAACTGTTATGCCGTCTGGTCGCGCGACGACTTCAGGCAATACGACCTGTTCGGTTATGTCCACCAGATAAGCAAACTGGACGCCATAGACAAGTACGGGGTTAGCGAGAGCGTCCCGACTAGTCCCATGGGTTCGCCCTTGAGTATAATCAGCGCCTCAACACCTCCGGCGACTATCGAGAGTCAGCCAATGGTATCAGTTATCGAAGCCACGGGCAAAGTAGACGGCTGGTGTTCCAAGGACGGCCGTATCAAGCGCTGTCCGTATGGCGATGAAACTGAGATGAATGTTAAGTTCGTGGGCAACAAACTTGTCCAGATTATCGACAAGAAGAACCGCCTCCCTAAGTACTACATTTTCCCGAACAAGAAAGCTCGCCGCCGCGCCTGGGGCTTGCCGGATATTACCGAGGGTGCCATTATGCTCAACCTAGCCTACATCGAAGCCCTGAGCGACTGGCGTACCGTGGCTTCCAAGGTCAATTTCCCCAAGTTCAAGTTGTTCAACTTCGGTGTCGGTGCCCCTATTCCAAAGTTTAAGTCCCGCCAGATCCAGGGTATTGCCCTCGGCTCTAACCAGGACATCGCCAATATCCCGATGGGTGACGGCGGTTCTGTGGACTTCCGCGCTCAGTTGCTTGAAATTAAGCAGGAGTTCAGCCGTGAAACCGCTACCGCCTCTATCCTCTTAGACAACGACGGCCAGAGCAACTCCAACCAGGCGCTTATCACTTCAATGAAACCGACAACGGACGTGGCCGAGATTAAGAAGGAACTATGGGGGCCGATCCTCGCCCAGATGTTCTCCGACGCCCTCGATACCTTAGCTGCCTTTGAACCCGACACCTATAAGGACTTAGCCGACCAATCCGACCCGTGGCACTTCAAAGTCCAGTGGCCGTCAATGATCCAAAAAGAAGATCCCGTATACCAGCAGATGCTACTCAACCGCTGGAACGCCGGTACGATCTCGCTGCAAAGCTTCTTAGAAGCCGAGAACGAGAGTTACGAGGAAATAGACCGCATCAGGGACGAGATGACCGACCAGATTACCGCCGCTATTCACGGCCGCGCCCTCGGCGACCTCTTCCAACTCCACTTCCTGCCACCTCCGTCACAAATGCCGCCGAAGGTCAATGTCAACCTCCGTGGCGACCTCGATCCGGGTCAGGTTGGCGACATTGCATTCGACCGTGGCTTCAATGGCGGCCCAGCCGAACCGAACGCTCCGTTCCCGACTTCAGCCGGGCCTGTGGGCTATGCCGGACAGAAGGCTAACGATGCCACCATGAACCAGGGCATGATTAACGGCGAAACATCAAAGCCGCCTATGGGCGTGGAACGCGGCCCTAATGGTCAACCCATAGCCACTCAAGCCAATAACCAACCAGGGCAGGGCGTTATGAGCCAACCGGGATCAGGCGCACCAGCCGTTACCCCCCAAGGCGCGGTCAACCAACAGAACCAAAACCAAGGTAGGTAAATATGGCAGGAACAAGCAGCCTACTCAAGAGCGCGGCCAGCATCCGCAACCAGTTAGCGACGTACCAAGACTCGCTGATGGCGTATGACTATTCCCAATCGGCCTATACGGACAGTGCCTTTTCTCAGTATTCAGCCTACCTCCAATCCCGGATCGCCCAGGAGAGTAACACCCCCTCAATCGCCGCCGCTTCCCGCGCACTATCTCTCACCAAAGCCCTGACGGGAGCCATGAAGAGCAACGTCTCAGCGACTATCCAACGGGAGAATATACAGGTCCTATCCGGCAATGCCACGCTGACAGACAAGTACAATATCATAAGCCAGCAGTTCGTCCGTGCCCAGGCCAACGGCGACCTGACTCTCGCCCAATCTCTTGAAGGTCAATCCTACACCCTCAGCAAACAGATACAATACCAGCAGCAGCAATCCTACACCGCCCAAGCCGCCAATGACGGCAAGAGTTGGGCATTAACCGCCAAGGACTTTGAAGCCAGCCTCAAGCAGTTTAATACTGACTACGTGAACGCCGGGCGGACATCAGCCCAATCTATCGCTGCTGACTTCGTGAAACAGATGGAACCGCAACTAGCTAAGGCGGGGATTTATAATGTCCAGCCTAACTACTTCGACATCGTAGATGGAATAAACCGGGCAATCTACAACTCGTACTCTAACGCCGCCACTGTAATCGCTCCCTATGACACCACCGGTGCGGCAGCCCAAGGTTATGCCGACAAAGCCAACACCGCCGTCAATACCATACATACCATCTATGGGGATATGAATGCCCAGCAGCTTGCCCAGGCACAGGCCAACCCCCAAATGTACAGCTACAAGGAAGACCCGCAGTTCGTCAGCAAGAACCCGAACGACGCCAGCGGCAGCCTGAACCCGCAAACGGGTTACAGCTACTCATCGGGCAACGTCATTGCCCCGACGTTCGCCAAGACCCCGATGATCACCATCGCCCCGACCATAAATAACCAGATCCAGGCGCTTAAGCTTAATGTGGTGTCCAAACCTGCCGACGGTAATGGTATAGAGGTGACAACATCCGCCGACTCCCCGGCCTGGATACAGAAGATACTCCCTGGCGACGCCACGGCGCACATCTTATCCGATGCCGCTGATACCAGCGGTAAGAGTACTCTACAGTTCGAGGCAGACTCCCAGAGCGGTACGGGCAAAGCCGTCTACACATTCGCTAAAGATGGAACCGTATGGGAAAGCAGCAACCTTGGCGACAAACTGATAAACGGTACTCCTCCCGTCCCGCCGATGAGCGTTATGGGTACTATAGGCGCTGCCTTCCAATATGGCGCCCGTCAAGTAGAATTGCTCCTCGGTACTCCGAAGGCGTTTGCTGCCACCGTACCCGGTATGGTTCAAAACGGGACTAACCACTTTACCCTCCCACCATTACCTGTCGCTAAACCATTGCAATTGCCAAGTCTTAACGTGGCTCCTCCACAAGCGCAACCAGCTCTTACGGCTAAACCTGCGATTAACCCATACCCGGCTGCCCCAACTGTCTCTCCACAAACTACTGCCCCATCTACGGCAATTCAGGGCGGTAGTAGCGGCATACAACTGCAAGGCGGTGGTATGAGCCTGCAAGGCGGAGGTGGGGGCGGTATCAGCCTCTAATAGTTATGAACCCTAGCGCAATGCCGTCATATGACGAGGCAGCCGGTAATCTTTCTAATACGGGGAATGCGGTTGGCAATCTTCGGAATGACATCAACCAACTTGCGCCCCTTGCCACGACATACCACTCTGTCGAAGCCCCACCCGCTCCAGCCCCCTACATCCCTCAGAAGACCGCTGGACAAGGCTGGCTGCCTGCTTTCTGGAACAAGGTCACATCTGTCGCCAGCCAGAGCGGGAATCTTGCCGAAGAAGCCGGTTCATGGATAGGCACCCAATTCGGCCATATCGCCAATGATTTCGTCGGTTTTGGGCAGGGGCTAGGTAACGCCGCTTTCGCTGAAAAACAATCCAGCAGTCTAATGGCCCAAAGCAACACCCTGGATAATCAACTAAACAGTATCATGGGGGCGTATAAGAGCGGCCAATTAGATAAGCAGGGGTATATCAAATCGCTCAACGACTGGAGCCAGCAGAACATGAGCCTCCAGAAGCAACTGAGCGACTTTCAGAGCCAGACATCAATAGAGCAAAAGAACATGGTGAAATCGGCTATAGGTGTTGGAGTCACCGTCGCGTCTCTATTGGTGGGCGGGGCGGCGGAAGGGCTGCTAGGGGCTGTCGGCGAAAGACTCGGCGCCGGTTTTACCTCGGGTGCGCTCATTGATGGCAACCTTGCTGCGGCTGCAACTCTCAGCAAATCGGCGGGACTCGTCCAGGCCGCAAACATCATCGAGCATTTAGCTTCTTCCGAGGCTGATTGGGCTTCTCTTTCCCCCCTAGCCCAGAACGCCATGCGCGTCGCAACGACCGAAGTGATGGGTGTAGCCAGCGGTGTAGCGACCGGAGGGCAGATTACCCGTGCCGTGGCCGCAGACTTATTACTCAAGTTTCCGCTCTATTACAACGCCATGTCTGGCACCGGCAATCAAGTTTATGACGAACTGAACCAGAACAAATACGGCGACGCCGTGAAGACTATCGGTTTCAACGCCGCATTGCTCTTCTCTGGCGGCCCGATAGGTTGGGGGCTAAAACAGGCCAAGGGCTTGTTCTCTGATGCGGTAGTGGCTATGGGGCTACGCCCCGGAAGTATCCTGGACGAACTCAGCTCGCGCGTCGGCAACGGCGACAGATTGGCGTTAGGTAAAATCGCCCAGGATCAGATCAGACAGGGCAATACCGCCGACGTGAAAGCCATGATTGTCGGGTTGGAAAGCAACCTCCGTGCCGAGAAAGGCAACGCCGCTTCAGCCGTCAACCGTATCACCGACCACTTGTCCAACTACGTCGGCTGGGGCGACCTCAAGAATATGACCCACCAAGAAATGTGGGACAACATGGTCAGCTATTGGAAGCATTCCGTAGGTCTCCAAGACCTCAAGGCGCAGGGTAAGATCGAAGGCATGGCGGCAGATGATACCCGAACCGTCGTACCGGGACGCTTTAGTACCAGAGATAAAAATGGCATAGCTACCGCCGTCACCAAAGGCGATCTCTCTCTATCCACTGGCAATCTGGAGGCAGGGAACCAGACAGTACAAGACAGACTCCAGGCATGGGAAAAATACAAGGCCGCCAACCCGAACGCCGCATTCGCTAATAACGTCAACGTCGATAAACAGATACAGCACCTCATCACGACAATCCAAGACCCACAGGAACTCCACACGGCCATAAACAACATTGCTACCCAGTTCGGATTGAGCGGCATACCCGCCGATTATGCGGCGAAGATGGCGAAGGACGGTTATATTGCGATTGTCCCGACTAGCCACAACCTACCGCTTGCATCGTTCGAGCAAACGTCAGGCAAGCTTGCCACCAATTCAGTATCGGAAGGCTCCAATTTCTTCACGAAAGCTGCCCAACCCGTGCCGGTATTACAGTCTATCGGCACGATGCTTACCAAGATGGGTCTGTCTCCCGAAGTTGCCCAACAGCGCGTCCAGGACGTTTTCACGCAGAAGTTCACGGCAGCAGCAGGAGAGTTCGGATTTCTGCACCTCCAAGGAGATACAGCAGCCCAGACTGGTCAGGATACTCTCTCTAAACTCTATGATTACATGAAGAACCCGACAGGGGGCATAAAGGTATTCGGGCACTACCTCCCTATCACCGATATGCGCCAGATGACAACAGGCGACATACAACGGGCGCTCGGAGTCAATAAGCAGGAGGCGCAGAAAGTGGGCGACGCCATTATGCAAGCGTACCTAGACGTTCCGGCTTCGGTGGCAGGGCTTGGTAACAAGATTATGGACGCCAACTTCAAAATAAACCCAACCGCTGGTATCTACACGCGCATCCAATCGGCCGGGCACTTTACTTGGAACCCCGTATTCACGCAAGCCAGGTTGCCGTATAAGTTGGAAATGCTGGCGCAGATGCAGACAGGCGGCAAGTTCCCGACCATAGCCGGGACTAACCGTTTTATGTCTATGTTCTTCCCCGACCAGTACAAGGCGCTGAACGACATTATCGACAACCCCGACTTCAGGAATCTCGTGGGCGGTGGTATGGGCGGCGAAGCTGATGCTGCCGCTACGGGCGCATTTGCCGACAGAGGTGCTAATTCGCCCCCGAAGACGTCTCTACTGCCTATCGCCGGTCTGGTTAAGAGCATGGCGGATAACGCCGGGCTAGATACGGCCACGTTCATGCAACAATTTCCGAATGCCGTCAGCGATGCTACCCACGCACTGCTTCACTACGACCGCAATAACAGCTTCTTAAACTCACCGCTCGCCAGGACGCTCAATATGGCATTCTTCCCATTCCGCTTCAATGTCAAAGTCTCGTCATATATGGCTAACTTCCTCGCTAAGCAGCCTCCGGCTATCCAATACGCCGCCGTTAAGGGGGTAATGAACGCCCAGACCTTCCTGAAGAGTCCCCAGGGACAGGCATGGTACGCCCAGCACTCCGACGCGATCACCTTATTCAAGTACCTATCACCCCTGGAGACTATCGGCACCATCTCAGCTGTCCTAACCCACCCCGGTAATATATCCTCGTACGGCGAGTTAGGCGGCCTGCCGTTCGGATGGATACCGCAAATGACCGACGCGGTAGGATTGACTCATTTCGCTCAGGCGTATGTCAACCCGAAGACGGGCGTCATCGCTAAAGATTACGTGCCAACCAGTATGTACGGTGCCATGAACACGGCGCTCCAAGACCTACTAGGCAGCCTATTCTCGTATCCAGGTGCAGAGATCGGCCTACCGAGCAAAGGCAGTATAATGCGAGGATTGACGAGTGGGTTGCCTGGAGCTAAGGACACGCAAGCCGTAAACAACCCCAATCTCACACCGCAAGACCTTCAGTTCTCGCAGATTGCTCGGCAGGCTAATGGAGGAGGATCGGCGCCTGCACCTCAGTCTCCGCAACAGTCCTCACAAAGCACACAAGTACCCGCACAAAAGTCACCGCTTGAAACGCCTCTTCCAAAGAAGGTAGGTGGCGGAAAACTGAAGAAAGGCCAATTCAAACCGGCATTACTACCGGGCCAGTCGCAGTACGGTCAGCTCTAGCACTCAGATTGTACATAGCATGGGTAAGGAGTCGCATCCGGCTCTGGGTCGTGATAGTTAGCCGCTGCTATCCACACGATGGCTATGCCTATGATGGCGGCGAAGATAACCTCGCCCCCATGCTCTTCCCACCAGGACTTTTTACCGTCTATCTGCGCCACCAAGACTTCTCTCGCCATTTCTTTAGCCGCTCAGCATCAGTATGGATCCATACCACATAAGATAAATACGCCCATATAGCCAGTCCGAGAACCCCGATAGAACTCCCCGACCCGTTTCCATTCACCAACACACCGATCAGGTAATTTATTGCTGCTATCGCAAAAAATATTCCAACAATCTGTAGAACAGCATTAGTCTTGCTTATTACTTTAGGTTCCATAATGCCCTCACTTATACACTCTGCTAGCATAACTGTCAACAGGGTAAGGGGTTGTTGACTTGTACTGACCAACCCCTCGATAATTAGAGTAGAGGTGAACATAATACGAACACCTAGTAAGCAAGAAAGCGAGAAACAGATATGGCAGACACACCCGTAAACGGTGAAACTGTTACCCCTGAGGCACTCGAAAACAACGCTAATCCAGTTACGACCCCCGCGGTCAACGCAACTGACAACGCCGAAGTCGAACGCCTCAAAAAAGAAACGGAACAAAAAGAGCTAAGGATTCGTCAACTAGAAAACGAAGCCAATGCCCGCAAAAAAGCCGAAGAAGAGGCCGAAGCTAAACGGCTGGAAGAACAGAACCAATATAAAACTTTGTTCGAGCAGGAAAAGGCCAAAAGGGAAGCCATCGAAGCCGCCCAAGCCGAAGCCGAACGGACAGCCGCCCTCAAAGCGGAATCCGACAAACTGTTCGCCCAATACCCGGAACAAGTCCGTGACCTCGCCCTAGAAGCAGGCATGGCGCTCTCCGATACGGACGAGCAAGCGGTAGAAGCATTCAAGGCAAAACTTGATAAAGTAAGCAGCCTCGTGAAGCAACCCAAAGTCACGGCTAACAACCCCGGCGAGATGTCTGCCCCAGCGCAGATAGCCCCCCAGGAATTGCACGACCTCATGAAAGACCCGATGAAGTTCCAGGATTACCTCAAAAAGAATAACCCCGGCATCGCTTCCATGATGAACAAGACAGCCGAATAAGACTGCACGAACAAACACAGAGACATATACATAAAAGGAAAATGACATGCCAATCGGACTCATCACCGTCAACGACCAGACGATGCGGGAAGATGTCACGAACTTCATTACCAACATCGACTTTGAAAGCACACCTTTCTACTCGAATCTTGGCGAAGCTCAAGCGACAAACACCCTGCACCAATGGTTGACTGACACCCTCGCAACCCCCGCTGCGAATGCCCAGCCAGAAGGTTACACAACAACCTATACTGACCGGACACCTCCAGTACGTTCAACAAACATTGTTCAGCTATTCGGCAAGGACGTTCGCGTATCGAACACGGAAGCTCGTGTCTCGCATTACGGCCCAGATCCTTATGCCTACCAACTGAACAAGCGCATGAAGGAACTAGCTCGCGACATCGAGTTGGCCCTCATCGCCGGTACCCGCGCTTCAGGCGCTTCGGGCGTCGCCCGGCAGCTTGACGGCGCTATCGCCCTCATCTCTACTAACAAGACGGCTCGTGCTTCAGGCACCACCTTCTCTGAGACTGAGTTCAACGATATGCTCCAGAACATCTTTGACAACGGTTCAGACGTATCCATCGACCGCGTGTTCACAGGTGCCTTCCTCAAGCGAGCCATCAGCGGCTTCACAGGTCAGAACACAACGAAGTTCACCGACGCTACGACTGGAAAAGTCTACAACTCGGTTAGCATCTATGAATCTGACTTCGGCATCACCATGGTACACCTCGAACGAAACGTGCCTTCAACGGCAGGTTCACGAGGCATCCTCGGTGTTGACTCTAGCAAGTGGCGCGTAGCCTACCTCATCGACGGCAAACCGCAGCACATCCCAATGGGTCTGCAAGGTTCTGCTAAGGTCGGCATCGTGGAGACAGAATTGACTCTCGAAGCTTTGGCTGAGAAGTCCAGCTGTTACCGCTCAGGCTACTAAAAAACAAAACCAAGTAACAAACAGGAGTGGCCCAGCCCCACCGATAGCGCAGGTTCACCGCCGGAACGCTACGGGGAAGGGCTGCTCCCCCCAACCTAGGATTACACGATGACGAAAATAGTAATGAAGCAGGGCACCTCCCGCACAGTCAACCTCACCTTTTTACAGAGCGATGGCGTTACGCCTATCGACCTGACCGGGGGCAAGGTGTACTTCACGGTGAACGCCAGCAACGCGCCGTCAAACGACACGTCGGCTGCCTTCCAAAAAACTATCACTTCGTTTGTTAACCCTACTTCCGGCGCAGTCACCGTCAGCATAGTACCCACAGACACGTCGGGTCTCACGGCTGGAATCTATTATTACGACGCAAAGGCTATCGAGGCGAGCGGCACGGAAGTCGCTAACGATACCGATGTTTTCCAGCTTAAACCCGCTATCACAAGGAGTATCTCATGATGCAGGAAGTAGACATAACAGTAATCCCAAAGGAACAAGACAATGGCTAAATCAACTTACGCGATTAACGCGACCCTAAACGTATTCTTACGCAACACGGCGTACACGACCCCAACCACGGTATATGTCGGTCTGCTCAGCGGCACGACTGAAGCCAGCGGCGGCTCGTATGCCCGTCAAGCTATCACCTTCGGCGCCCCATCGGGCGGCGTCTGTACCAGCACTAACGGCCAGACATTCACCAACATGCCTGCTATGACAGTAGACCACGTCGGCATCTACGATGCTTCCAGTGCTGGCAACCAGCTATACAACTCGTCAGTGACGACCTCTAAGACCACCAACGCGGGTGACACGGTTACAATCGCCACCGGCGGCATAACCGTAACCGAGAGCTAACATGGCCTTCTTATATAAAGCCTTTAACGGCCCTAGTCCGACGACAGCAGCATTAGCTAAGGTGACGACCGGCACGGCGATAAAGACGCTGATGCAGATAGCCACCCCAAGTACTGAATCACTCCGTATCGTGGAATGGGGCATCAGCTTTGACGGCTCCGCAGCGGCGACCCCGATTGAAGTTGAGCTGATTGACACGAACGTCGCGGCGACAGTCACAGCCTTTGTTGCGGCCGATATTGTGAAGCTGAACGCCCCGAACGACGTCGGCACGCTTATGACGCTCGGCACGGCAGCGTCGGGCTATACTTCCACGGCGGAAGGAACAATCACGAGTGCGCGTTTGCTGGATTACCAACTCATAGCCCCAACAGGTCAGTATATTATCCAGTACCCGTTAGGCCGTGAACCGGCAGTGGCCGCCTCACGCTTCCTGCGTATCCGCGTCACCGCTCCCGCAGCGGTCAATGCCGTGGCGTATATTTGCTGGGAAGAATAAGGGTAGCCAGTAATGGCACTTTCAGTCGTTCAATCGACCAGTTATAGTTCCGACACTAACACGTCTGGTACGGGGACGCTTGTTTTCAGCACGACCCCGACGCAGGGCAACTTGTTAGTCGTCGCCATGGGCTACGCCGGACCGAAACACCCATCCAGCGCCCCCTCCGGCTGGACGCAGCTCGACGACCTCGAAAACGGCACGAGCGCCTGGCTGACAACTTACTACCATGTTGTCGGTGCGAGCGAAGCCAACAGTTATGCCTTCAACACGACGGGTGGAGACTTCCTCAGCGTCGTCGGCTATGAGATAACCGGTCAAGCCAGCAGTAGTTTCATCAACCAGCACGCCGTCGCAGCAGATAGTGCCGTTCCTCAAGCCACCCCATCGGTGACCCCAAGTGTGATGGGCTGTTTAGCGCTCGCTTTTGTGGCCTACAACGACGGGACGGGCATGAGTTCCACGCCTGCGACGATCGGCTCTGGCTGGACGATGGACCAAGATCCCTTACCGACCTACCACTCGACGGTCGGGGCGCATATGAACAGCCTCACGACCGACACGACTACCCCTATCAGCGCGTCAGTAACATGGGGGACGGGTGATACTGATATTTCAAGCACAATCCTGATTGCTCCCTCCGCCACTTCCTCATTCATCGCCCCCAAGCCGCTAATACTCCGCCAAGCCGTGAAGCGGTCTAACTTTTTCTAGGAGTAACCCATGGCACGTCTCGGCAGAAGCCAACCATTCAGACCGCACATCGGCAAGTTCCGTTACGGGAACACCTATATCATCACTGCTACTATTACCGGCTCTTCCTCTGCTACCGGCGTTATAGCCGATAAAGAGATAATCACGGCGGGTATAACCGGCGGGAGTGCCGTCACCGCCGCTATTCTTGATACCGAAGCCGTCGCCTCAGCCATTACCGGCACCAGTTCTGTCACGGCAGTTATTCTTGACAAGGAGATTATCACCGCTTCCGTAACTGGCTCCAGCTCGATGACCGGAGTGATAACCGATGCCGAGATCATCACGGCATCTATCACGGGCACGGGTAGCGGTACGGCCGTTATTAGCGACACCGAGATCATTACTGCCGCGATAGCAGGCAGTTCGTCCATGACCGGCAGCGTGGCGGCAATCTACCAGGTCGGCGCCCCCATATCTGGTAGCAGCTCAATGACTGCGGCCATTGGTGACACTGAAGCACTGGCGTCTTCCGTAACCGGCAGCAGCAGTCTGACTGCGGGCGTTGCTGACACTGAGTTAATCGCTGCTGTGATAAGTGGCTCTGCTTCCTTTAGCACCGTTATATCTGACATTGAACAGATACTCGCTACCGTATCAGGGAGCAGTTCGATGACGGGGGCGATTGGTATAAGCGGCATGAGCGCCACCGTCTCTGGTTCCAGCAGCATGACGGGTGTCGTTTACATCCCGTTTATCCCAATAACCAACCTGGTAGTCATAGCTCCTCCAACGTCTACATTGCCGATAGTGGATACCCCACAGGTGGCAGAGAGCGTCATAGCGTCCCCCACGTCGCTCTCCGTAAGCCAAAGTCCTCCTATAGCTCTGACCGTCAGCGACCTACCGCCAGCTGGTATAACTGTCATCCAACAGGCAGCCATTCCGGTCGCGGCCTAATTAACCTTTACAACTTTGTAATCGAGAGTTATATTGCAGATAGTAAGTGTTCGTAATTTGTTCACCATTACCATGAAAAAAGCCAAGCAGGACGGGTTCACGCAAGACTTCCTTCAGGAAGCCAAGCACAAGGGAAGTGTTAAGTCGCTAGGCGAAGTCGTGGGACTACCCGACAAAGAAGATTGGGTGAACATCTGCAACATGATCTCTATCTTTCGTATGGAGAGCGTCAAACACTACGGCTTCGACATTTTGGTGGATTGTATCGCCACTGGCAAGCGTGATTATGAACTATACGGCGGTAGGTACGATACCCAAGCCCCAGGCTACAACCTCGTAAATAAAGACTCGGCTATGCGCTACCACTTCGAATTGCCTGAAAGTTTTGTCCACTACATCGAACGGGCGTACCCATTAATGTTCACGAACAAAGACCACTACCACTGGTTTACAAAGAACTTTAGCGAACTGAGCATCGCAGAACGGATATGAAGCCATGCCAAATATGCCGCAAACACCACGAGCGGGGAACGCCATGCCTGTGAAACTAGCTCTCGCCATGATTGTCAAAGGGTCGGATGACGAGGCTGACCACCTCAAGCACTGCCTCACCAATGTCGCCCCATACGTGGACGGCATTTTTCTTAATATCAACACCAAGCCAGGGCACAAGCCATCGGCAAAACTGATGCGTATCGCCAAGAGTTTCGAGGCGAACATTATCACGACGGAGTGGCACGACAACTTTGGAGAAGCGCGGAACGCAAACCTCGACCAGATACCAGAGTTCTTTACATGGTGTATTTGGTGCGACACAGATGACACAATCGACAACCCGGAAAAGCTGAAAGAAGTGGCGCAGTCCTGCCAGAACTACGACGTGGTCATGGCCGATTACCTGTATGACACCGATGAAGAAGGCAACCCAACGGTTATCCATATGGTCGGCCGCATGTTCAAGAACAACGGCTCACAGGTTTGGAAAGGTAGAATACACGAAACGTTGATAGACACCCGTGCCTCCTCCCGTGCCGCCACCAAGGACTTTACCGTTATCCACCACGCCGAGAACGAACGCAAGGAGCGGAGCTTGGAGCGGAATATCAAGCTGCTCAAGGCGGAATTAGAAGACGAGGGGAATACCCCCGATCCCCGCACCCTCTACTACCTAGGCAACACCTACCTCGACTACGGGGACTACGAGAACGCCAAGTTACTGTTAACCACCTACTTAGGTTTATCTGGCTGGGACGAGGAGCGCTGCGGCGCCGAGACGAAGCTGGGCCGTATCTACCTACAGGAGAACAACCACCTCGAAGCCAAGCGTCACTTCATGCTGGCTATCGGCGAGGACAACAGCGATCCCGAGCCGAGGGTGGAGATGGGGAGTTTGGAACTGGAGCTTAAGCAATTCCATAAAGCCCGGCGGTGGCTGGAAGAAGTGGAAAAGATGGAGCTGTCGCCCGGCGTCCTGGAACGCTGCCCCCTGACGACCACTTTCCGCACCTACCTGTTGCTGGCCGATACCTACGTCAACCTGGGCGGTTCGTTCTTAGAAAAAGCCCTGGTCTATGCCAAAAAAGCCGCCAAGTATAAGAAGAAGAACAAGCACATCAAAGAGTACGTGCAGATGATTGAGGGCGTCTTGGAGCAGAAGCGCCTGACCGAGTGCGTGGTTGAACTGGTTAAGCGCCTCAAGACCGACAAAGAAGACGACAAAGTAAAACCCTTGCTGGAAGCCCTGCCGAAAGTCCTAGAGGATAACCCTCTGATTATCCGTATGCGTGATACCGAACCGTTCGACTGGCCGGAGAAGTCCATAGTTATCTTCTGCGGTAACTCGGCCGATGAGTCGTGGGGGCCATGGAGTTTAGAGACGGGCATCGGCGGATCAGAAGAGGCGGTCATCCGATTAAGCAAACACCTCACCACCCAAGGGTATAAGGTGGTGGTCTATGCGAAACCAATGGAACGAGCCGGGTTCATCGACGGCGTTATGTGGCGCAACTATTGGGAAGCCAACTTAAACGACAACTTCGACATCTTCATCGGCTGGCGTAATCCTGGCTTATTCGACCGGAAGTTCAGCGCCCATAAGACGTACTTATGGATGCACGATGTCGCTTCTGGCGGAGAGTTCACCAAGGAACGCCTCAGCCACATTACTAAGGTTATTCTGTTAAGCCAGTACCACCGTTCGCTTTTCCCGATGATACCCGACGAGCAAGTATTATTAAGCGCCAACGGCGTCGACCCCGAACAGTTTACGCTATTCGACGGCACGGTAGAGCGTGACCCGCACAAGGTTTTCTACGGCTCCTCCCACGTCAGGGGATTACAGAACCTATACGATATATGGGAAGACGTGCGTAAGGCAGTCCCCGACGCCACATTAGATGTCTACTACGGACGTGGTACATACGACACCATCAATGCAGGGAACCCTGAACGGCTGAAATGGATGGACAATATCCAGCAACGGGCCAAAGAACTGCCCGGCGTGACCGACCACGGCAAGGTAGGGCAAGATGAACTCGTAAGGCATATGTTTGAAAGCGGTGTGTGGGCTTACCCATGCCCATTCCCTGAGATATACGCGATTACCGCAGTCAAAGCTCAAGCCGCAGGATGCATCCCCGTGTGTACTGATTTTGCCGCACTCAATGAAACGGTACAGTTTGGGTCGAAGTTACATATTCAGAGCGAGAATGGCAGTGGTATCATCGATGATCGCTTTATCGAAGATTACAAAAAGGCACTCATAGACATACTCCTAGACCCCGAAAAGCAGGAAAGCCAACGTCGTAAAATGATGGAGTGGGCGAGGACTAACTCATGGGAAAGTGTGGCGTCCCAATGGGCAGTGGAATTCGAGGCATGATAATCCAGCTCACGCAAGGAAAGCAAACTTTAGTCGATGACGAAGACTATCCCTTCCTCTCTCAGTGGAAATGGCAATACGGTGCTAATGGTTACGCTGTCCGTGACGAGTATTTAGGCAAGGTAAGTAATAGGTATATTAACCGTACCATCCTGATGCATAGGGTTTTGCTTAATGCCCCTCTGGACATGGACGTAGACCACAAGAACCGTGACAAGCTGGACAATAGGAGGGCAAATCTTCGTCTAGCCACTAGGAGTCAAAACAGGGCGAATGTCAAACATGTAAGAAAGACTAATAGCGAACTCCCGATGGGCGTAACCTATAACCCCTCGGTAAGAAGTAAGCAGCCGTTCATGGCTCGCGTATGTTGTAACGGCAAGTCATTCTTTCTGGGGAACTTCTACAGTGTTGACGAAGCATCAGCTGCATATCAGAAGAAGAAGGCGGAGCTTTTCGGAGAGTTCGCATGAGTTTCAATCGTGAACTAGTCGCGCCCTTTGCCGACCACCTTGATTCGCTTGAGGAAGTGTATGAAGCAGCCCTAACTGCCAGCCAGGAACTACCAGAAGACTATATATTCCTTGAAACCGGAACCCGGGCAGGGGGTTCGGCGCTCGCCATTCTCCAAGCCATTAAAGATTCTGGTAAGGATAGGTGGTTCTTCACGGTAGACCCCTACGGCATGAAACCGTATAAGACGGGGGAAGTAACGGCCAATACCCTCGATTACGGCGAAGACCACTACCGTTCAGCCATGAAAGCATTGGCGGATTACGCCTACGATAACCGACTCTTACATTCCCACTTCCGTATGAAGTCGCTGGACTGGATGCGGGGTTTCGACACGAGCGAGTTTTGGTATGCGGGAAAGCTGCTGCAACCCAAGTTCGGTTTCGCCTATCTGGACGGCGACCATGACTCAGGGACAGTGGACGGGGAATATAAGTGGCTCACGGCGCACTCCCCAGAGTGTATGGTAGTGGTTGACGACGCACACTACCTGAACCGGCAAACCCTGTCCCTCGGAACCGTCCACAACGACCGTTTGTTTATAGGCGCCCCCCATGACGTATAACATGCACCCGACCCCCCAGGACATCCTGGTCAAAAAACTCTACCGCGTCTTTTACCTGCAAACGGAGCAGTACCTCATCACTTACAAACTGCTCTATATCTACAACTCCCTTGAGGCACCCGAAGCCGAACGGCTTGAGACTTTGAAGAAACTGCGCCGGGATTTCAGACGCTATTCCAACAGCCGTATCGTCGATCGGCTCTACGCACGGGCTGAACACGAGAAACTGCTCGCAGGCGGCAGGTACGCCCCGCCGTCAGAGCGCCCCCCCATGCAGGAGCAGCAATACATTAGAGGTTGGAAGCTAGCCTAATATGGCTTTATAATGAGAATAGACGAACATAATACGAACATAGACAGAAATACATGGACACAAACGCGGCACTTGTTACCCTCGATACTATCCTTGGCGATTCGGGCGATATAACTTTCTCTCCGGCAGAAAAGAACAGGGCTTTAAGCAAAGCCTGGAACGACTCATATGTCGTGGCTGACGTCTGGGACACGTCGCTTACCTATACGCAGGGCGTTTACCAATATACGCTTCCGGCTGCTCTATCGAGCCTGATGGATATCTATATATCCCCCTCCGGTGCAACGCAGCCATTCCCCGAACCTATCAACAGCGACATGTGGGAGCTGGTCAGCGGAAAAATCCAGTTCAACCAACGGGCAGACAATACCATCCCCAATGGCTACACGCTGTACCTCAAGGGGCGGTACAAGCTCCAGACAACCGACACCATCGACGACCCGACCATGCAGGAATACGTGCTGGCCTTGGCTGGGCTTAATACCCTTACCATGTTAGGGCATAAGAAAGCTAACCTGTTCGTGAAGAACGACACTACTATGGCTGAGCTTATCGGCTTACGCCGCGAATTGCTGGCCGAAGTCAACGAGTACCGCCTGCGCCTGCCCAAACAATACGAAAGCGCCTAAGCCGTGAAATATATATGTCTCACAAAAGGAAAATCCGCCAAGGTGGACGATGTGGATTACGAGTGGCTGAACCAATGGAGATGGCATGTTATCGGCGGAAAGTATGCAGCCCGAAGGCAATACTACTCAAGCCATGGTGAGAGAAAGAGCCGTTATGTATATATGCATCGTGTTATAGCAGGTACCCCTCCGGAACTCGACACGGACCATAAGAATGGTGATGGCCTTGATAACCGAAGGGAAAACATCAGGATTTGTACGACAGCGCAAAATGTAGCGAACAGGAGCAAATTGAACCGTAATACAACGGGTTTTAAGGGTGTTACCCTTGACCGTAAGTCCGGCAAATATGTCGCTCAGATTGGATATCATCGTGAGGGTATCCGTAAGAATAAAATACTGGGTAGTTTTTCAACCGCGCTGGAGGCAGCCGTTGCCTACGAGAGAGAAGCTCGAAGTCAATATGGTGAATTCGCAAGGCTAGAATTATTGGAGGCATGACATTAGCGTTTACGACCTATCCTATTTGGGCGCTCCCGACAACCGCGTTACCTTCAACGGCACTTCTTTCCCCCTGTTCCGAGTCGTGTCCCGCGCTCCACAGAGCCGTCAGTTCCGGCAAGAGGACGAGCCGATACCGTTTGAGGACGGCATAACCGATTACCTGACGCTAGAAAGCGGCTCAAACTATGTCATCCAGGGTGTTATGTACCCCGGCTCCGAAGCGGATTATGATAACGGCTTGGCAGCGCTCCGCAAGCTAGCTTCTCTCGACATTTCCCAGGACGACAACACGACCGACATGGGGTATGTCCCGTATATCTATACCGAGTATAACCAGACCAAGCAGATATTCATGAAGGTCATGTACGTTGACGTGCCGGAAACGACCCGCAAGGGGCTAGTCCAACCCTTCCGCCTGTTCTGCAAGGTGAAGAACCCGATGATTTTCGGTACCTCCATACTGACCGCCACAACCCAAGGCTCCAACCCCACCACTTCGGGCGGCTCCGCCCTTTTCCCCGTGGGCTTCCCGGTGCTTATCGGTGCATCTACCTATTCCGCCTCCAGCGTGGCAAACAACAGCGGCGACAGCGAAGGCTACCCGATAAGTATCAAAGTCTACGGCCCGATCAATAACCCGACGATTACCAACACCGCCACCGGGGAATACATAACGGTCAATACCAACGTCCTCCTGAACAGTATCCTCACCATCGCCTATGATGCCGACTCGCTCAGCGTCGATGTGGACGGGGTATCGGTTTTGTCCAGCGTTTCCGCCAGCTCGACCTTCTTCAAACTCCAGCCGGGAGCCAACAACATTACCCTCAACGGTTCCTCGTTCAGTTCCGGCGCCTACGTCACGCTGTCGTATTACAGCGGTTACTGGCCGCTTTCATAAGGGAAAGGAGAACTATGAAGCCAATAAAGATCAAGAAGGCCAACAAGGGTAAGTTTACTTCCAAGGCATCCAAGGCTGGCATGAGCGTTCAATCGTATGCCAAGAAAGTCCTGGCTAAGGGCAGTAAGGCGTCAGCCGCTACCCGCAAAGAAGCCAACTTCGCCCGCAACGCCGCTAAGTGGGGTAAGTAATGCCTCGAACCGCCGTCGAGATACTGGACGCCAACCTCAACAAAGTCGCTGAGGTTAAGGCGCTAGTACCTCTCGACAAGGCGGGGCAGGTGCTCCGGTATTCAAAGATACTGTCAAGTTACGGTTTCTGCTCGTTCCGCATTGACGTCCACGACCCGTTGCTCACGAGGTACGGCGACATTACCGTCCCCCATGCTTACCACGTCCGGCTCATGCGTGGCGGGGTGAACATCTGGCAGGGGGCTATCGTTGACAACCCCCAGCGTAATAAGTACTTTATCGAAGTCAAAGCGGCGACCTACCTATATTACCTGGCCCATGTATTAGTCAACCGCACCTCTATGGTAGGGTACGGAGAGGTCGCTCCGACTACGAACATCGGCAACCATTACCGGATATTCAGTTCCGGCACGATGGCGAGCGCCGTTTCTACTATTATCACCGAGACGCAGGCCAAACTTGGCGGGGCACACCTCATGAAGAACCTTGCCCCAGGCGTTATCACCAACCCCAATTATCCTGTCGGTTTCACTAATTCGCTGGGAGCAGAGCTGACGGGAGCGTGGAACTTCTCTTCCGACGTGGTCATGCAGTTCGACTACCAGAGCGTCTTATATGTCATGAAGTCCTTTGGGGTGAACGCCCGCTGCGACTTCCGGCTGAATGCTGACTCGACGTTCGACTTCCAGCCGTTCCTCGGCAATAAGCACCCTGGCATCGTCTTCACCTACGGGCAACGGGGGAACGTCCTCAACTACAACGCCCCACGATTAGGGTCGAAGATAATCAACGATTACTACGGTATCGGCACCGATCCGAACGGCACGATTCTCCATAAGGAACTGACCGATGAACCCTCGAAAGCCAAGTACGGACTCATGGAAGGAGCGATAGCGTTCACTGATGTCAAAGACCAAAACGCCCTAGTCGCTCGGCTATCCGCTGACTTATTCCTCATCAAAGACCCCGATGCTGACTCACCCTTGGCGCTCATCTTAGACGAGAAGGGTTATTCACTCGGTCAGTACGACGTGGGCGACCTCGTAAGCGTGAAGATCGTGGACGGGGCGATTAACTACAGCGCCATAAAGCGTGTGGTAGGGATAACGGTCAACGTGCATAGCACGGGCAAGGAATTGACCACAGTACAAACGAATAACCCCCAACAAGTAGATTTGGTCGGATTATGATATGGCGCTTAATAAAGGAGTTTTTCATGACACTCATTAACGTAGACCCGCAACCCCAAGGCGGCATTTCCCCAAGTATTGATGCGGTAGATATAAATAACAACCGAATGGCACATGCTACGCATGGAATATCCTACAGGGCGGTGGGAACGCAAACTGGCCCAAGGATCACTCAAAAGAACGACATCATAACGGTTAATGACGGCACTTACGACAGAATCGTTATCGGTAGACTCCCTGATGGATCATATGGGTTCGCAGTCTCTAAGCCAGGTCACGACGTGTCAGAAATATTCATATAGGAAGGAGCAGTTCTTATGTCGTCACAAGCAAAGACCTACACCTCCAATGACACTATAGACATGGTTATAGCAGCCGGTACTATCCAGCCATCGGTTTCCAACGCTACGTATGATACTGGCGTTGGTCAATACGGTTATCCCTTAGGCGTTTATTCCACGGACGGAGGCTCGACGTGGAACGATTGCTGGGGAGCAGGTCAGTTATTCGACAATAGCTTCCTGGGTGTAAATATCTCATGCGATTCTTCGGGAGTCCTTCACTTCAATAACGGCCCATCGAACATAATCAAGTTCGTACTACTGGCGACTGATTCGCCCTCTCCCCTGAACGCTCCTACGAGTACGACCTTGGGTGGTAACGTGGTCGCCTACCAGACTGGAAATGTAGCATACCGAGAAATCTTGGCTTCAGCCACAATTAACGGTATCAATGACGGCGTAGAGCGCATTATCGCTCACGGGCAGAGCGGCGTTCCGGTGGTGGCTGCATGGACTAAGGGATTCACCGGCTCAAACAATATCACGCCATTCGTCACGGCGGTACAACTTAAAAGCAGCCCGACGATAGATACGGACTACTTCCTGGAAGACGGCACTAATCTGTATATACATTCCCCAGCAGGCGCTACTACATATAACACAGCCTACTATCGGCTATATGACGAGGTATTGTAGCAATGATTGACATAACTAAGCTTCAAGCAGGCATCTTCGCAGGTCTATCTAGGCTAGGGCCACCCCTAGACAAGCAGTTTGCTATATCGTCATTCAGTTTACCCGCTCAAGCCACTAACACATTGACGTTCTTCATCGCTACTCCAGACACTAGCGGAGCGGTGCTGAGCAATATGCGCGTACAACTGACAGGTTGTTCTTCGCAATTGTCGAACTACTGGTATCCCATAAACGGAGGGGCGCTGACAATCCTTGACCAAAATACGGCAGGGACGGGTACGGCAGGGTGGGTTTACACTTTCTCGGTGCAACCGGCGTCCGGCGGACGGAACCTTAAATTGCGTCTCCTGAACAATACCGTAGGGGCTACATTGACTTTTCCGAACGCCACACTCTATACACATACCAATTTTTATACGTATCCATGGTAGCTCATACGCTTTCCGTGCTTGAGTTTGAGACGACTTCTGGTACACAATAAGAGTAGGGAACTGAACAAATTACGAACATATGGCTATTTATACATCTGTCCTCACCGCAGGCACCAACTCTCATGCGGAAACATCTGAAAACATCAATGGCCTAGCCACTGATTTTGTTTCACAAGGAATAATCGGGCCATTCACCAACACTGGTGGCGTAGCCCCTATGACCGGCGCTTTTGCTGTCAATGCCCAAGGTACTCCGAACATGACCGTCGCCGTCAGTTCAGGTGTCGCCTACGTTACCGCGACACCTGCCAGCCAAGACAGCCAGACTCTCCGTGTCCGGATGACCGCCAACCAGAACGTGACTATATCGGCCAATACGTCAGGCTCTACCAAGTACGACTGGCTGTATATCGCACTCGATGCTTCAAAAGCCGCCAACCCCGCTTCGGACGCTTCTGATGTCGCCACACTCTATGTATCACGCTCCTCTAGTAGCACATCAGATAATGGGACTCCTCCTGCCTTTGGTTATAACATTGCGGTTATCACCGTGTCTAATGGTGCGGCTAGTATCACGAATGGGAATATAAAAGATAACCGAGGCTACCCCTTGGTGAGCAGTATGAGCATTGGCGGCGGCAATAATACGCTGACAAACGTACCGGCCTCTACTCATCGCTCTAACAACGGCGCAACCGTGAACGAAACAGCAGCCAAAATCCAGACGGGGTGGGGAGCGGTCACTGTCGGTAGCACGGTCAACCAGGTGTCGACTAGCATTACCTTCCCTGTCGCCTTTACGAACATACCTATGATTACTGTATCTTGTGGCGGAGACCAGGCGTCCGGTACTGTTGCACTCGGCAATGGCGGCAACATAATCCAGGGGTTAGTCGCCGCCAAACACGTCATTGACACGACGACAGGTACGCTGATCTACTTGAGCGCCATTGGTAACTGGACAGCCGGAAACATCGTCTACTTTACATGGATAGCGATAGGCGTCTAATAACCACAGCGAGCAGTTTATGCCAACTAAAGACTTTAACTTCGAGAGCTACGCCATCCAACAGCTAGACGCCATCAACAAGAAACTGGACGGTTTAAACGTACAATACATGCCCCGCGAGGAGATTTACCTTCGTCTGACGGAAGTAATGAAAACACTCGCTACTTTGACCGATACGGTTGCCCAGCACACCAGCCTGTTGAGCGCCCTGAAGTCTACCGACGACAAGCAGCAAGGTTCGATAGACGCCTCTCGCCGTACAGTAACGACCGGCTGGACAATCGCAGGGCTTCTACTTACCAGCCTGTTTATATACGTCTCCTGGCGAGTGGGTGCAGGGAGATGAACTTCAGCGACAGATCAGCCGACAAGATGAAACGGGCTATGGCGACTTGGACGGCTCTTTTCTCCATGCTGTTCTTCATTCTTGCCTGGATTCTTATGCGTAACGTGCTCCAGATACCATTGGACAATCCCCAACTGACTATTCTCAATCTTATATTATCCTCTCTTGCCGGCCTCCAGTGCTTCATTCTCCTCATAGCCGCCAAACGGGGAGAAGCCCAAAACGAACTGCTCGTTACCAAGATCGCTCTTGAGACTGACGAGATAGACGCGCTTATTAAGGAAAATACTGAACTAACTAAAGCTATCCATGCGTTAGTGAGTAAAACATGAAACTTCCGGCCTACGACTGGCTGTGGGTGTTCTGGGTGGCCTACTTCGTGATAGTAGAGGGCTTCGGTTTATGGCACGAGTTCCACTTCCACGGGAACGACGACCTGACATTTACCCATTTTGCTGCCGTCATTATACCTATCGGACTACGGGCAGCGTTTATCGCGTGGCTCGCTTTCCACTTTCTCGTTGAACACAAAGTAAGTTAAGGGGGCTTTTCATGGCAATTACCTTTAAGGACATCAGCTACGCGCAGGGTGTCTATAACATGGCGGCGAACACCGACCCGATGGTAATGATGAAGGCGTCAGGGTTTTACACTGGCAGCCTCCAGCCCTACATTGACGCCCAACTCGACCGCAACTACGCCGATGCGCTGCAATGCCACAAGATACCGTTCATGTACCACTTCTTCGTGCCAGCAGTTGACCCTCTTGTACAAGCTGCGTGGTTCCTGCGCTGCGTTATGCCTTTGGCAGTCGGTGACGGCTACGCCCTCGACGTTGAGATAGACGGCGTGGACTTAGTGAATAAAGTACTGGCCTTCGTTACGGAACACCACAGCAGTACGGGTTGTTACCCGTGGGTCTACCTTGACCGCTCACTGCGCCAGAAGTACGACTGGACGCCTGTCTTTGCCCTCTGTAGCGAGTGGATTGCTGCTCCAGATATATCCTTTGACGCCAATATCCCGAACGTGGGCGTGTATGTCGCCCAGCAAGGCCCCATCGTCAACGGGGTAGACACCGATGAGTTTTTTGGGTCGCTCGATAGTCTTAAAAAGTACACCTACCAAGGAGTACAGGAGGTTACGAATGTTCCTACGCCAACTAATCCGACGCCATCGCCAGAAGCGCCTGCGCCAAGTCAACCAGCGGTTACGCCACCTGTACCCCCTGCACAACCTGACCTACAAACACCTCCACCAGTTGTTCCGCCTCAAGCGCCAACAGGAGAAGTTACACCGCCAGCTCAGCCAACGAAACCGCAAAACCAGAGCCTTCTTGCGCTGGTTCTAGCCTTCATTAAGAGATTACTCAGGATTAAATGACATGGACGCCGATACCCATAAAACAGGCGGCTTCTTAGCGGGCTATCCGCAGAATATCCGCAATTACTACGCGCCCGTTGATGATGTCCACGGAGCGATCCTTGACGCAATCAAAGCTGCTAGACATTCGTTAATTATTGCCATGTATGGGTATGACGACCCTGATTTCCAGGCAGCTATCTTAGACAAGATGCAAGACCCGAATATTTACGTGCAGTTGACGCTTGACTCATCTCAGGCTGGCGGAACGCACGAAAAAGAACTCTTGTCCCAGGCGAATTATCCTGCCACTTCTATCGCCGTCGGACGGAGCGAAGACCACGCCATCATGCACCTCAAGTGCCTGGTGGTAGACAATGCCGTGCTCGTCACCGGCTCTACTAACTGGTCAGCTTCCGGCGAAGACAAGCAGGACAACGCCTGCGTCATCATTTCGGATGCATACGTCGCTGGCGAAGCAGTCTCGCGTATCAGCGCCATCCACACCGACATGGTTAATAAAGCGAAAGGGAAGGCATGAAGTACGAGAACGTATCCGAGGAGTACGCCGACCAACTCCACGAGCTGGCTAAGCTATTGGTCACGCCGGAGCGGTTCGGCCGTATCGCCGTGGAGGCGGTTACCGAGGAGGAATACCCTTGGGAGCCGAACATCGTGGTCGTTGACGGCGAAAGCCCCGAAGTCAAATTAACGCGCGACATTTATGCCGCATTAGGAGAGATTTATGAGTAAAGTACAGCTCGCATTATCGGTCTTACGCAAGCACATCGTGCCGGTCATCGGCATCGTGTTAATAGTCCTGAACGCCTTGATCGCCAACGGCGACATCAGCCTGAGCGCCCATACCGTCGATCTACTGAACGCAGTATTGGCCGCCGCCGGTCTCGGCATACTCCACAAGAGGACGGTCTAGCCATGGAACGGCAAGCGTGTGGATACCAAGATATTTGCCCGCTTGCCAACACCAAGCGAGGCTGCTTCGAGGATATACATCACGAGTTTTGGCCGAAGCGTCATTACCAGACGCCGTTAGAAAAAGAGTTCCGCGAACTGGACGAAAACAAAGTCCAGATGTGCCGGTGGGAACACGAAGACTTGCATCGGTATGAACAACCCCCCGAAAAACCCTCCAGAGAAGAAATGATAAACGCTCTAGCCAGCCTAGCGGTACAGGAGGCATAAGTTATGAGCGAACGGTTACCGGATGACGAAGATCCTTACATGCGGTTGGAAATGGGGGACGGCGAGTTCTTTGACGCCAGCCCCGCTAACACTTCCGCCTACTTATACACGGCAAAGTATTTAGAGTTCAGCCATATTGAATTGGATTTGGGCGAAACCGAAGAAGGCGCTCGCCGTGTCATGTGCTTTTTCCCCGACCATGAACAGTACGAGGCGATGGCGGCATTCATAGCGAGGTATGGCTTCCCGATACTGGTGAACCTCCAGCATGTTGATGATTACGTCATAGACGCCTATATCGAATGGCATGACCGGAACGGGGCGGAAGAATCTGCCCCACCGCGGATTATGCCCGAACCGTTGCTATTGCCTCCTCCCGAAGAAGGCCGGGGAGAAGCTACCGAACTCAGCGGTAAGGAAATGGAAGGCTTAACCGCCGTGAAAGCTAAATATGAGGCCGAACAGACGGTGTTGGCTAATCTACCTATGGACGAACGCAGCGTATGCCTGCGAGCCTTAGCGGCAGCCAGAGAGGAATGGCTGCCCTACCACATTGAGGATATGCGGGCCGACCGCCGCTCCATGAAACATCGATTAGGAGCTGCCGAGTTATTGCAGCCAATCGACATATTGCTAGACCAATTATATAAGATTGACCACCCAGAGGAGGCGCAGCAATGATGATGAATAGTTTTGAGCAGGCAGCCCATACTGCGGCGCTGGAGGCCGCAGAATTGGTCGTTCGGAAGCAGCGGGATTACGGTGAGGGGAACATCTTACACTCTGTGGTGCTCCCGGAAATCGCTATCGCGGTACGCCTGACAGACAAGATAGCCCGGCTTGTCAATTTAGTCGAAAAGGGCGTTACCCCCAAAAATGAGAGCCTACAGGACACCGCCAGCGACATTATCGGCTACGGTCTCATCTTGAAAATGGTTCTGGACGGGACATTTACGCTCCCCATGGAGGACAAGTGATGGAAGAACAGGGACGGCTCACGGGATATTCAGAATATGAAATGATAACCAAGAACGCCGAGGGGGAGGCGGAACGTCATCTCTTACACGCCAAACGCTACACGATAGACCAGCCGATAACTGAGAACGACATACGGGGCACGTTCGTTACCCAAGCCCATCCGACAGTCATTAACCACTCCGAGTATGAACCCATCCAACGCAACCACGAACTGATAGGGGTTATCCCCGACTTGCAGTACGGCTTCCGGCGGATAACCGAGGAAGTATTCGAGCCCCTGCACGACCCTAGGGCCTTACAGGTGGCACGTTTGGTACTGGCTGACCTCAGACCCGACACCATTATTCTCCAAGGGGATTTATTAGATTTTTCGGAGTTATCTAAGTATGAAGCGGACAGCAAACATTTTGGCGATACCCTCCAAGTCAGTATCAACGGGCTACACCGTTACCTTGCAAGTCTCAGGGCAGACAATCCAGATGCGCGTATGGTCGGACTCGCCGGGAATCACGAAGCTCGCCTGGCTAAGTCAGTCCTCCGCCACAACGCCCAGCTTGCCAACATCAAACGGGCAAATATGCCTGAAGAATGGCACGTCAATTCCGTTCCCTTCTTACTAAGAATGGACGAACTGGGGATTGAGTGGTACGGAGGCTATCCGGCGAACGAGTATAGGCACTCCGACACCTTAACCTTCATACACGGGCAGCAGGTGCGCTCAGGAGGCTCGACGGCAGCGTTATACAGCAAACAGCACCCCGATACCAACGTGGTGTTTGGGCACATACACAGGCTTGAGGCACATAGCCGTACCGACAGGGACGGCAATCAGTACTCGGCTATATCCTTTGGGGCTTTATGCCGCAATGACGGCTCAGTACCGAGTTACTACAACGGTATTGATGAAAAGGGGCACGTCGTCAAGCGCTACGAGGATTGGCAGGTCGGCATGGGGCTGCTTCGAGAGTACCCCGACGGCTACCTAGAAGTACAGCCTGTCCTTATTAAGAACGGCGTGGCACGAATTAACGGCAAGGAATACGACGGGAACGCCTGACCGAACCACATATAGTAAAGAGACCCCTGATGAGGTCTCTTATCGGCGTCGCTACCTTAAGTATACTACTTTTCCCAATAGAACGGTCTGAACCAGTAGGGGTGTATGCCCATCAGTTCGGATTCAGGGTAATCATAAAACGACAGTTGTTGTGACTTCATACTTACATCTCCTTCGTGGGAGCGGAGTGTACGCTATGTGTGGCGTAGGGGCTATAAGGTATCTCACATATTATGCGTTAATAGTACGTGGAGCTGGTACCCCGTTCGGTCGAAACCTTAAGGGGATATATCAATACCAGCTTCATCTACTGTCAACGGGTTTCCCACTTATATTATACCTCAATGCTTAATACCGTCTATCTGCCCATCTATGTAGCCTTTTTTATAAGCTTCTACTTGTTCTTCGTGGTTGGCGCTGTCCTGGCGCTGGAGAGTACTGAGACGGTCACTGATATGGCGCTGACTCACAACTTGTATGCCAGGCAAAAAGCCACCGGCGTCACCCGCCACTAACCGCAACTTTTTCAGCTCATCTATCACTGCCTCATTCGTCTCCGATGCGATGCGGGCGAGCACCTTATCAGTCTTCTCGGGGTACGCATCGAACCCAGCAGGCGACCACCATCCCATTGTCTTGCTGATATGCTCGCGCTGCTTCCGCTCCGCTGCGCTGTCTGCGGTATGGTCATTCATGATATAATGTCCTTAGTCGAACGAAAGTTCGAATGCTAATCAGGCCAAAAAAGCACCGATAAACCGGTGCTTTTTTGTTGGTTCATTAAAGTAGCCTTTTCGATTTAAGCTGTCTGCGGTATGGTCGGTCATAACTGCTCCTCGCTGTCTATAAGTTTCTTGGGGATACGCTCTATCATTCCGAATGATTGCCCATATTCTTCGCTGGGGGTGCTGAGTCGGGAAGCTAGAACTATACACAAGTCATCTTCATAAACTTTGTAGCCAACCTGCGTAACGTGGTAAGCCTCGTCCTTGCCAAAGCTCTCCAATTCTTCCTGACTTACCCACGACCCCTGATTATTATGTGCGTCAACCCAAGTAATCCTTAACAGGTCATAGCTCATTACAATAGCCCCTTCGCTTTTAGACTCGCCTCAATCTCACTGATGGCGGCGTTGTAGCCCTCTTCCCAGTCATATTTATCTGCCCCATAGATGATTTCTTTCTTCTCCGGCATCCCCGACTGGATGGCGGCGCGGATGAGGGACATGATTTCGTCAAGCTTCTTATCGGTAATCCAAACATTACATGCAGCGCCAATTTTCTCCCGCAATCCATCGTCATGGGCGCTGTCAGGCAGGGAGGGGGTCATGCCGCTACCTCCGACCAGTTGCCGTTCTCAGCTAGCTCCAGGTTGCTCTTGATTTTGCCTGCCAGCGTTGCCATCTGCTCAATAAAGTACGCCGGAACTGGCTGCGTCGCGTTCGCAGACTCCTCATTCATCAGCCCGGCAATATGGAGCAAGATTTCAACGGTCTTCAGCTCCCCCTGCAGCTCTGCGACTCGCACGACATTGGCGAACTGCTTCTCAACAACTACCCACAAGTCATCGAGCACCTGCTGGCTGGCGATATCACCCAAGCTGCGGCCGGTGTGCTTTAACGCCGCCTCATCTAATGCGTACCGCAACTCTTCGTTTCTGCTTACCCAGTCTATTCTCATACTCACTCCTTTCCCTCATTACTCGTTATTAAGCTGTCAGGTAGGGAGATCATGCCGCCTCAAGCAGTTCGATGAGCTCATCAGCACATAGTTGGTACTCTGCCGACCATGCCGACCGTGCCGCCGACTCTGCCGCCGACCATGCCGCCGACTCTGCCGACCATGCCGCCGACCGTGCCGCCGACTCTGCCGCCGACCGTGCCGACCATGCTGCTGACTCGTCCCATACGCCTGTCTTAATAGCATTCTCGTGAAGAGTTAATACTCCCCGGATGGCACTCACCACTTGTTCTTTCAAGCTATCGGCTATGTCCAGCGCTAGCACCCGGTCGATGTTCTGCGACAGGATGAAGGCGCAAAACTTATATTTCACCGGCCCCAGGTCGGCTCCCACGGGAACCGCTTGGCTGAACCGCAGCGGCCACTTCTTAGCTTCTGCAACAGGCAAGCCTTCAAAGATTGTGTCTTCCAGTCTGGCCAGCCACTCCGGTATGCCTAACTCCGTCTCATAGACTGCATGGTCGGAGGTGCTGTACCGCTTATGGTGCAATCGGTTCAGGGAGCGGACGGAACACCCCACCGCACAACCCTTCCAGTTCTTGCCTGTGCCTTTGCCGTACGTACCTTGTAATATCTGGTCGGCTTCCTGGTGCTTCTTGATTTCGCACACAAAATCCTCTTTAAGTTTGGTATCTCCTAAATATGCTTTCATATTCTTCTCCTTTTACTTAGTGATTAGTGGGGCGCTGTCAGGCAGGGAGGGGGTACTCATACTGCATCCTCTCTGTCCCACAGAGGCATAAATCCCCCTCTAGCACGTTCTACAAGTTCTTTGATTTCAGAGTCGGTCAGTACCCATAGATGCTGCCTAAAGAGAATGATATTGCCTTCCGGCTGCATCACCCATTCCTTCTTCGCAGAGAGCATCAGGCCCATATCTATAGCTCTCTGTGCCTTTTGACGGTCAATCATCTTCTGACCGTCGCGCTGGTTCAGGGTATCCCTATCTACACCGAACTGGGTCGTAAACTCTACATTGTTGCGATACAGTTTCATACATCTCCCCTCTTACTTGCCACGGTGCCGCTGTCTGTGATGGCTTC